AGCACCGACCCGAAGCGCGGCTATTGGGTATTTAAATGCTCAGGAAACAAGGCTACGCACATCGGGTATATGATTAGTGATACAAAGCTAATCGAGGCTCAGGGGCGCGATGTGGGCGTTGTAGAAACGACGTTCAAGAAGTCAAAGTGGTCATGCTGGGGAATCCCCAAAGTATTTGAAGACGAGATCGTCGACCCGCCCACGCCCACGGAGCAACATGTGCTGGTCATCGGCGGCAGTGTGAACGTGAGAACGTCCGACAGCACGAAGGGCAGGATACTCACTACGGTGCACAAGGGCGACAAGCTCCCCTACCTGGGCACGGCATTAACAGGCTGGTATAACGTCCGCACAAACAAGGGCGACGGATATATATCGAATAAAAAGAATCTTACACGATTGGAGAATTAATTATGATACCTGACGCATTTTTCACATGGGATCAGCTGGGCAGCTACGCCGGCGCGACTATGGCAGTTTTGATTATCACGCAGTTCACGAAGGAATTGCCCGGCATAAAGGTTATTCCAACCAGGCTGTGGGCGTATATAGTTTCCGCGGTCATCCTTGTGCTCGCGACAATATTCACGGTAGACAACATCACACCTTCCGTGATTCTGCTGTGCCTGATTAATGCAGTGATCGTAGCAATGGCGGCAATCGGCGGCTATCATACCGTCGCTGACATAAAGAACAAAGAGGTAGAGGACAATGCTTGAACCGGAAGATATCGCAAGGTTAAAAGAGATCTTCGTGACGCGGCAGGAGTGCGATACATCAATGGACGAAGTAAACAAGAAACTTGCCAATGATAGCACCGAGCTTGCGCTGATTAAGCAGAAGCTGGACACCATCACATGGGTTAGCAAGACCACTTTGGGCGCGGTCATCGTCGCGATTGTCGGAGCCATCATGGCATTGATAATGAAATGAAGCCCGATTGCGCTAACTGCTCAAAAGAGAGCGTGTACAACGCTCCCCCTGTTCCATTTGTCGTCCACGAAAACATGCGCGCTCAAATGGACGCGCACGCACGCCGGCTGGTCAGGCTCATCGTCCTGTTGGTCGTGTTGATATTCGCATCTAATGGGGCGTGGTTGTGGTACGAAAGCGGATTCAAAGACGAAGAAGTAACCGTGCGGCAAGTCAACGACAACGGCTACAATAACTATATAGGAAATGATGGAGATATAACCAATGGCGTACCAGGAGATAACCGTTAAGAAACGCACACGGAAAAAGTCGACACCCAAACCTGCTCAGGCAACGCCCAAGCGGCGTACCACCACCACGCGCACGAACAGCATGCCCACCACGAAGCCGTGCCCGACGTGCGGCGGTACCGGCAGAGTCAAAGCGTGATTTATCGGAACAGCGACGTGGTGCGTATTGTCAATGAGTACATTCATTCAGCACGCGACCGCGAGATAATCTGTGACCGCCTGGTAAACGGTCTTACCATAGAAAAGCTCGCGGAGAAATATCAGAGATCCCCGCGAGCAATGCAGCGTAAAGTAGCGAATCTTCAGCGTATGGTGTTCCTCCATATGAAGTGACCCCGGATTGACCGGGGTCATTTCTTTAGCCGACCATATCAGTGAAGTTCTGAATAGCGCGTTGCGTGGGCTGCGGCAAATCTTTTGCCATTGCCCTGAGCTGGTTTACGATATCACGGAGTTCGTCTTCCTTCTCATCGCGAGAGTATCCATCCTCGCGGGAGTATCTGCCCATAGAATCACGCCGGCGGTAGGAAGCGTCGTCATATGATCCGCGGTACGAACCACGCATTGCCCGATACGAACCACGGTAAGAACCATCATTAGAATAGTCCTCTTGTTCGCCGGACTCGATGATCTTGCACAGGTTCTTCACAGCATGTGCGAGCTTGTCTATCATCTCCAAGGAACCGGTGGACAGTTCCTTTGTCTGACCGAAGCCGTTAAGCTCCTTGATCAGCATCTCTTTCAGTTTAACAATGTCGTGCATGTCGTTCATGTCATTGCTCCTTTCATGCTACACGGTTGATGACCAGGTTGGCGTTCTGCAGTTCGATGACCGGAGCCGGCGTTCCTGCGGGATCAGTGACACCGGGCACCGCCCTGACGGACAGTGAGAAGCAGCAGCCCCTGGGCACGGTCACGATCGCCGTGCAGGTAATGTTGCCGAATTCCTCAGCCGCTGCAGGCGTTATAATGGCGGTGCTCGTCGGGCGTGCTTCGCCGTTGACGGCAATAGCCATTGCGATGGGTGCTACCGTCGCGCCGGCGGGCAGTGCGATGTTCCCGTTGAACGTCACCTGATAGCGTGCGAAGCAGTTAGGCGTGATACCACGGAGAGTAAAGATTCCGGTTTCATCCTCATGGTAAACATACCCTTTGGTGCACGGAATGGAAGCAGTGAATATCGCAGGCGCGTTGAGCGCGATATTTTGAGGATTATTCGCTAAATACTCTGCCATGTCACACCTCACACACCACAGCCGCAAGTGTTGGTGCAGCAGTTAGGGTTCGCCACGATGTACGCGGGGCGCGGCGTCGGCAAGACGTACTGCTCCACCTCATTGGCGAGCGCACGCTGCCCAGCCTGGATAGCGGCGGTCTGCACATCCTGCGAAGCCTGTCCACGGGCGTACATGAGTTCACTGCGGAGCTGAGCAATAAGGTCGTTCTTCTGCTCGATCTTATCCTGGCACAGCTGGTCGAGGATCTTCTGAGTGTTCGCCGCGTTGGACGCAAGCAGGTCACGCACACCGTCGGACACCGCCGCGCGGTCGGCACAGTTCTCTGTTGCTACCGTGTACTTCAGGTCGGCAATGCTTGCGCGGTTCTCACAGCAGCAGTTCTGCAGCGCGGACTGTAGCGAGAAGTTCTGCTGCATGTCAGCCATCTGCCGGGAGTTTGCGGAGATCTCCGCATTGGCAAAGCCATTGGTTACTGCGGACTGGATACCGGTCAGCTGAGAGTTCAGCATCTGATCGCGGAAGCCGTTGTTGATGTTCTGACTGTTATTCATCCACGGATACAGATTGTCGTTACCGAAGCCGCCGCCCCAGCCGCCGTTGCCGAGAAGGATGAACAGTAACAGAATCCAAAAGCTACCGTCACCGAAACCACCGAAGCCGCCGTTGTTGCCAGCGGGGGCTACCGGCATGTAGAAGGGAGAAGAAGTTTCTTCACTAAGAGCCATTTGTTTTGTTTCCTTTCTTTTATCTATATCCACCCTGCGCGCCGGGGTTGATAAGCCGCATCATCTGCTGCGCCTGTTGCACCGCCTGATTGTATTGTGCCTGAGTGATCCTGCCGCTGTTCAGCATCTGCTGCACCTGCTGGCGCGGGTCGCCCTGGAACATCCGCTGGAACTGTTGGAATCTCTGCATCATGCTATTCATTTGACTATTACCGAGTGCGTTAAACAGTGGGCTGTTCATGCTTTGTCATCTCCTCTTTGAATTTTTCAAACTCCTCACGGGTTACAAATGCAACAGGTTCCTGCTTGCCGATCTCCTTATACTCAAACACCCTGAGCGGCATCGGCACACCGGACGCGTCCGCGGTTTTTAAGTAGAATTTGGAACCTTCACTGTCCATCAACAGAACGGTCGCGCCCGGTGCAACGAGGTACGATTTCGCACCCGATTCTCCCTGCACCCAAACAAGCCCATTGTCTTTCTGTTGCTGCGCTGGCTGTGGGTAGGGATAATACGGTTGATACAAATACGGATTTTGGTAAGCCATTGTTTTCTCCTTTCATTTTGACCAGTAGTACACAGGGATCTCTCGTGAGCTATCCCAGCTGTCATATATGTCGCCGTCAATGACGGTCACGACGTGCGAGCCGGTGCCGAGGACGTACATCCCATATGGATTGTCCTTGCAGAATTCTCCGATCGTGTAGCAATCCGGGCAGGTGTTTTCTATGGAGTGACGATAGAAGCCGACACCGCGCAACACGGAACCCCACACGGCATCCGAGGACGGCATGTCGCACATCCAGTACCCTGCGCGTGTGATCATCTCGTATGCGTCTTCCCAGTCAACGTCGAGAGCCTTTGCGATTGCTCTCACGGAACAATCTCCGACTCTCCTGCCGGCAGGGTTGGGGTTATACTCAATCCACATAACACTCACTCCTTGCTCAAAGCGTACATGAATCACGGTGCCGTTGCCATGTCGCCGGTACGTCATATTACCGTCATTCTGTTAACAATTTGTTCATACTCTATTGATGGGTGCATGCCCGAAATGGTATAATAAAGGTAGGAAATGAACGATATTTAGGGGGGAATTCAAGCATGAAAAGGTTCCGGCATCTGACGCGCACAGACCGTGTGATCATCGAAGCGTTACTCCGCGCAGGCAAGAAACCGCGCGAGATATCCGAGCAGATAGGTGTGCACATCAACACTATTTATTATGAAAGAAAAAAAGGGATGTACATGCACCGCAACTCTGACTGGACAGAGGAACCGCGATACAGCGCAGACCTCGCAGAGCTTCGCACGCGCCAGGCAGAAACAGCCAAAGGGTCACAGCTTAAGATAGGCAACGACCACAAACTGGCGGCGTTCATTGAAATGAAGATAGGCAAAGAGAAGTACAGCCCCGCTGCCGTGCTGGGCGAGATAAAGGCAAAGGGGTTGGAGTTTAGTGTGACTATACATTCCCCGAACACCATCTATTCCTACATCGACAAGGGCGTATTCCTGACGATCACCAACAAAGACCTGCCGGTCAGGGGGAACAAGAAAAGAGCGTACAACAAAGTACGCCCCATCAAACGCGCGCCCAGGGGCGAGAGCATCGAACGCCGCCCTGACGAGATAAACGATCGGAGCACCTTCGGGCATTGGGAGATGGACACCGTAGTTTCCGCGCGGGGATCTAACAAGGCGTTGTTGGTTCTGACCGAACGGTTGACCCGTAGGGAGATAATAAGGCTCCTGCCCGACAAGACCACCGAGTCCGTGGTCACCATGTTGGACACGATCGAGCGCGGCATGGGCGGTTCGTTTCATGAGGTGTTCCGCACGATCACCTGCGACAACGGCATGGAGTTCACCGACGTGACCGGCATTGAGCGTTCCGTTGACGGTGGGAACCGGACGAAGACCTTCTTCTGTCACCCCTATTCATCATATGAGAGAGGGTCAAATGAGAACGCCAACAAGCTCATCAGACGTTGGCACCCGAAGGGTACCGTGTTCGACGATATCACCGAAGAGCAGGTGCAGGCGTTGGAAGACTGGGCGAACAATTACCCGCGAAAACTGCACGGATGGCGGTGCTCCGAAGACCTGTTCCAGGAGCATTTGCACTCATGTGTTAACAATTTTTGATAATTCCAATTAACTCTTGACATTTAGCATGAAGATTGTAACCTGTATTTGTGAACGGAAGCTGACTTGATCAGCACGAACAGGAGCAGGTTACATGGACAAAATTATTATTGATTGGCGACTCGCCGGTTGGGCTGAGAACGCACTGGTAGTGTGTATCGGTCTTGCACTGGCGGGTCTTGCTTTTTGGCTGGTGTGCAATGCGGTCAAGGACGTCCTTGACCGCGCGATCCGGTACGAAAAACTCCGCAAGCGCAAGAGCGAAGAAGCGGTTAACCGCTGGGTTGAGGTGTACAAGGACGAGCACGCGCTCCGCATTGCCGCCGAGCAGAAAGCAGAGCAGGAACGGAACATGCGGAAGCAGATTGCGAAGGGGGCGAAGCAGAATGGCTGAATACCTGACCGTCGCCCAAGCCGCGAAGATCGCGCACTATACCACAAGGAATATCTACTATCACTGCACCGTTGGGAACATCCCTTCTACCACCAAGCTGGGTGTGACCGCCATCAAGAAGGATGACCTGACCGAATGGATCGCATCCAGGCAGAAGCCAACCAAGGTAAAGACCGGTCACCATCTCTACGAGATCATCCTCATCTCATGCGGCGAGGTTTCCGTCCTCTTCAAAACAACCAACCACCGCGCATTGTCAGCAAGGTATATCGAGCTACTGGAGCACGGTCACCGATACATCCGCGTCCGCAAGGACGGCGAGGTCCTGACCATCCACGACAGCGACAAGCTCGCAAATGTGTACCATCCGAGAGTGAAAGGAGCCTGCGATGAATAGGAACGCGATCAATCCCGAAGTCCTGGAGAATCTTCAGAAGCAGTTCCCCGGCATGAGCAAGCCTATCTTCTCCCTCACCCGCAATCCGGAAAAGTACGGCGTCGACCTGACCCAGCGGGCGCGCAAGATAGCGGGCAAAAAGCCCAAGGTAGAAGAGCATCGCAACAGACCTTGCAGATTATACCTAAGACTCACGACGAGGGAATATAAGCGGCTTACCGAGCGTTTAAACGGCATGTCAAAGCAAGAGTACCTATTAGCTTTAGTAAGGAAGGATATCAGCAATGAGTAAATGGATTTGCAATGATTGCGGTGCGACGTTCGACGAGCCGAAGCTCCACTACTTTGACGGTGAACCCTTCGGTCGGTGCCCTGACTGTGACAGTGAAGATTATGAAGAAGCCAGGACATGCGAGGTATGCGGAGATGAGTTCCCCGAAACGGATACCGCCGGCTGTGACCACTGCGTATGTTCGTCATGTCGGAGCAAGCACGACCACGACCTTCCCCTGCTGATCCGCGCTGGCAGAGGGTACACCTACGATTATGAATTGCCGGCACTGGTGCGGCACATCCTGTCTGACGCGGAGATAAACGCCGTCCTGGAACGCGAGCTGGAAAGGAAGATGAACGCCGGCGAGTGGAACGTCGGAAAGTACATGCACTCTTACCGCGATGAGATCGCGGATGAGATAGGAGAGGAGCTGAAGCAGTGACTAATGCTGAAAGGGTAAAGAAGTGGCGCGCCGAGCATCCTGGGCGCGCCAGGGAGATCAATCGGCAGGTGTACGCCAACAACATTGAGCACTACCGCAAGTATCAGAGAGAGTACCGCCGAGCCTACAGAGCAAGAAAGAAAGCAGAGAAGGAGACCGAAGCATGATTACTTACGAACAAATCAAAGCAGCCAACAAGCAGATCGTAACCACCCCCATCAGCAGGAAAGACAAGAAGACCGGTCAAGTCGTGACCAAGAACTACTGCCCGGTGAACGGACGCGTGGACGCGTTCCGCAGTCTGTACCCGCAGGGCTTCATCTCTACGGAGATCGTGAGCATGGACAAGGGCATCGTCTTCATGAAAGCGACGTGTGGGTACTACGAGAACGGTCAGGCAATCATCCTGGGCACCGGCATGGCGTACGAAAAAGAAACAAGCAGCTCCATCAATCAGACGTCCTACATCGAGAATTGCGAAACGAGCGCGGTCGGCAGGGCGTTAGGCATGGCGGGCATCGGCATCGAAACGAGCATGGCGTCTGCTGAAGAGATGGACAGCGCATACAAAGCGCAGGACGCTATTGCAGAGGACGGTGATCCGCAGAAGCGCACCGCGCTCATTGATGAAATTAACCAGCTGATGAAAGACTTCAGCGCGGACGAGAAGCGCACGATCTTCGCCCAGGCACGGACGGAAGCCGGCATTGAACCGAAGGAAGACGGCACACCGAAGACCAGCGGCACGATGAAAGTCAATGAGTTGGAGAAAGTCAAGACCTGCGTCATTGATGTTATAGGGAGATTGAAATGATCAGCATCAAAGTATCTGACCCACGCGTATCGCAGGAATACCGGAGCGGTGCGCGCATCAGCTTCGCGATCGAGGACGGTCAGCTGACAGCCGCAAAGCTGTTGGCTGACGAACTCCGTGAGGGAGCAATCTCCCTGGAGTGCAAGAAGTGGAAGCAGAAGCGAAGCCTGGACGCGAACGCATACATGTGGGTGCTTGTTGACAAGATCGCGCAGGCGACGCGGCAGAAGCCGGTCGATATTTACCGGCAAGCCATAAAGGATGTGCCCGGTGCGTCGACGCTGGTGTGCGTGCAGAACAAAGCGAAGGACGTGTTGCAGGAACAGTGGAGAGCAAAAGGGTTGGGATGGCAAACAGAGGAAGTCCCCAGCAAGATCGAAGGGTGCACGAACATCATTCTTTATTACGGTTCCTCAGTTTACAACACGACGCAGATGTCGTACCTGATCGACAACATAGTCGACGAAGCAAAGGAATTAGGCATTGAAACGCTGACACCGTTTGAATTGGAAGGGATGGTAAAAGCATGGAAATGAAAGAGATTTGGAAGCCAATCCCAGGATACGAGAAGTATCTCGTCAGCAACATGGGGCGCGTAATGAGCAACAACACATATTCCCATGCGAAGCCAAAGCTGATGAGCATCATAAACCACGGCAACGGCTATTTGTACGTCACGCTAAACAAAGGGAACACGAGCAAAAACTTTTATGTTCACAGGCTTGTTGCCATGGCGTTCCTGGACAATCCCGATGGGCTTGAACAGGTGGATCATAAAGACCACGACAGAGCGAACAACGCCGTCAGTAATTTGGAGTGGGTAACGGCAAAAGAAAACCTTCATCGGTCTGTACATCTTTTGAAAAGACCACGCGCCGGTGGGTACGGAGTGACTAAAACGAGATACATATCGTACCGCCCGGAGAAGAACAAATACCGCCTATGCAACAAACGGTTGAAAGTAGACAAGTTATTCTCCACTTTGCAGGAAGCAATAGACGAAAGGAACAGATTATTGAGGTTGGAAGCATGAAAGAAGGTACATGTTTTTTATGTGGCAAACACGGGTACATGGAAACGCATCATTTATGCTTTGGTGTTGGTCTTCGCAAGCTGAGCGAGAAGTACGGTTTGACCGTTGACCTTTGTCCTGAGTGCCACAGGACATCACCGAGAGCGGTGCACCAGTGTGCTGAAGTCGCAAACATGTTGCGAGCCTACGGGCAGAAAAAATGGATGGATGAAACCGGCGGCAGCATTGATGATTTCCGTCGGATATTCGGAAAAAACTATTTAATGGGGGACGAAGATGAATCGAATTATAGTGATCGGAAATGTGACGAATGACCCAACAATGCAGTCCACGCCCAGCGGCGTGACGGTGTGCACCTTCTCCATAGCGGTTGACCGGAAGTTCAAAGACGCGAACGGCGAGAAGGTGACAGACTTCTTCAGGATCCAGGCGTGGCGTCAGCTGGGCGAGGTGTGCGGAAAGCACGTCAAGAAGGGCATGAAGGTCGGCACGATCGGAGAGCTGAAAGCACGCACCTACGAAGCGAAGGACGGAACCACAAGGCTGAGCCTGGACGTCACCGCTGACGAAGTAGACTTCATGAGCTACGTTGACGAGAAGCCGGCAGAGAAACCAAAGCAAAGACCAGCTGATCCGAATACTTTCCAGGACATATCAAGCGACGATTTACCATTCTGAGGTGAGAGATGAACACGCTAAAGCTAAGCACATCTTGGCTGACGAAGACAGAAGCGTTGAACGACGGCGAAGTAGGGCGGTTGTTCCGGGGGATGCTGCAATACGCATCCACCGGGGAAGCCCCCGATCTCAAAGGAAGTGAGCGCGTGCTGTGGTCAGAAGCGAGAGAAGCAATAGAAGAACAGCTTTCAATCTCAAAAAAGCGTGCAGTCGCAGGGAGTTTAGGCGGTGTAGCAAAAGCTGGCAAAATGTGGCAAACGGTAGCAAACGATAGCAAACCGAAGCAAACGGTAGCAAACGATAGCAAAGAGAAAACAACCCCCTCAGACTCCCCCTTAAAAGAGAACAGAAAGAAAGATATATCTAAAGATATATCCAAAGAAAGACAGCTCTCCCCCGCCCTGGAAGCGGCTGTCAAAGAGTTCAAGGACATGCGGGTCAGAATGCGGAAGCCCATGACGGAGCTTGCCATTGAGCGCATGCTGCACAAGCTGACCACGCTGGCGTCGGATGAGAAGACGCAGATAGACATCATCCATCAGAGCATCGACAAAGGCTGGACGGATTTGTACGCGTTGAAGCGTGACAGGAACACGCTGAAAAACTACAAGGAAACCGGCGTATCGCATCCTGAGTTGAGCGCGATCGCGATGGATGTATCAGAGCTATGACGCACTTAAGTTTATTCTCAGGCATAGGCGGTCTTGATATAGCCGCCGAGTGGGCAGGGTTCACGACGGTGGGTCAGTGCGAATGGGCAGACTATCAGACCAAAGTATTAGAGAAGCACTGGCCTGATGTGCCGAGGTGGCGAGATATACGGACGCTGACAAAGGAGAGTTTCTATGAGCGAACAGGGTTGCGAACAGTTGACGTTATTTCCGGTGGATTCCCATGCCAGCCGTTCAGCGTCGCCGGGAAGCACGGCGGCAAGGACGATGACCGTTACCTCTGGCCGGAGATGCTACGCGTTATACGGGAGCTACGCCCGACTTGGGTCATTGGTGAGAATGTGCCTGGAATCATCGGTATGGCACTCGACACGGTGCTTCTTGACCTGGAAAGCGAGGGGTACGAAGCGCAGCCGTTTGTTATTCCAGCTTGTGGCGTCGACGCCCCCCACCGAAGAGATCGAGTCGCCATTATTGCCCACGCTGTTAGCCAACGGAATGGGGTCGGAAGGAAGTCAGATGATGCTCATACGGATGGTCGAGAAGGGGCTGATGACGCAGGAAGAATTCAGAGCAATGCGGATGGGCAACGGCGGGAAGATAAACCCCGACTGGGCAGAATGGCTGATGGGGTACGCACAGCAGTTCACGAAGCTGATCCCGACGGTCAGGGCGAGCGACTACAAAGGCTCGCCGGTAAACCGATACTGGACACAGACTGTTCATGTAGAGAGAGAGAGAGAGCATACCGCGGACAGCTGCAAGAGTTAGTGGAGTGCACGCCCCGTGGGAAGATTGGACACCTGAACCCAGCGTGGGTCGAGTGGTTGATGGGGTACCCAATCGGGTGGACAGAATTAGATGCTTAGGCAATGCGGTGGTGCCGCAGCAGTTCTACATCTTTTTCAAACTGATACACGACATTGAGGAAGGAACATGACCGAAAAGCAAGAACAGATAACCCTCTTCACCTGGGCAGCGTATAGATCTGACTTACAGCTTATGTTCCACATCCCGAACGAAGGGAACCGGAGCGTACAGCACACGATGAGCCTTATCAGACAGGGCATGAAGCCGGGGGTGCCGGACATTTTCCTGCCGGTGCCGAAGGGAAAGTACCACGGGCTGTTCATCGAGCTGAAGACCGACAGGGGGCGACCGACGGCAGAGCAGAAGCGGTG